GTCACGGCGATCCGGCTGACCACAGATGCAGGAGACGCGACGTTCTCTGCAACCGACGGATCGCCGCTAATCACCGTATCCGAGGCAAGTCACGGAGCCGCACAAAACGACTTCGTCCGGTTCTCGGGCGCTGCCGGCCTTGGCGGTAACATAACGTCCTCGGTGCTCAACGCAGAATACCAAGTCGTGTCCGTGTCAGACGCAAACACGTTTACTGTCAGTGTGTCGGCCGTGGCGAGCGCTGCTGACTCTGGCGATGGCGGGTCATCTACTATAGCGGCATATCAGATCGCCGTCGGACTAGACACATCTATCGTCGGCACGGGCTGGGGGGCCGGTGCTTGGGGCGAGAACGCGTGGGGCGGCCCTGCGGATACGTCGGTGTCTGGCGCTATACTGCGCTTGTGGTCGATGGACAACTGGGGCGAAGACCTCCTGTCGTGCGTACGTGACGGGGGGATATATTACTGGGACAAGTCGGGCGGCACTGGGTCGCGCGCCGTAGCGTTAGAGGATTTGGCGGGATCGAACTCCGCGCCCACTAAGGCCACACTCATGCTGGTGTCTGAAAAAGACCGGCACGTTATTGCGTTTGGGTGTACGCCCGAGAGTGGTGGCGGGGTGCAAGACCCGATGATTATCCGGTTCTCCTCGACCGAAAGCCTCACCGAGTGGAACACCACCGAAACCAACACGGCGGGCGCGCTGCGCTTGGACTCTGGCAGTGCGATTATAACCGCAGTGCAGACCCGGCAGCAGGTGTTCATCCTCACGGACTCGGCGGCGTACACGATGCAGTTTATCGGGGCACCGTTCACCTTTGGCACCACGGAGATATCTGTCAGCACGTCGGTCGTGTCTGGCAACGCCGCTATTGCGGTGCAAGACGTTGTGTATTGGATGGGCGACGGGCTGTTCTATAAGTTCGACGGTATCGTCGAGACCCTCCCGTGCAGCGTTGACGAGTATGTGTTTGGCAACTTCAACTACGACCAGGCGGCCAAGGTCGTGTCCGGCACCAATGCGTCAGACAGCGAAGTGTGGTGGTTCTACCCATCGGCTGACAGCGACAACGTCGACCGGTACGTCGTGTATGACTATGCGCAGGATATCTGGCACTACGGCGGGCTGACGCGCACTGCCTGGATAGACCGGTCGGTGCACGCTTATCCGCTGGCCGCCGCGCTCGATGGGTACGTGTACTCTCATGAGTTCGGGCTTGATGATGGGGAATATAATCCGCCTATCGGTCTGAACGCGTGGGTGGAGTCAAGTCAGTTTGAGATCGGCTCGGGCGACAAATTCTCTTTTGCGCGCCGGATCATACCGGACCTCACATTCCGTAACTCGACGGCGCCGGCACCGAAGGTCGTGTTTACCGCAAAAGCCCTGCAGTATCCTGGCGGGGGGTCATATGGAGACGACGTGGACACAGTAACCGGATCATCGGCGCAACCGCTCGAGCGCTACACCAACCAGCTGTATACGAGACTGCGAGGTCGCGCTCTGTCGATCCGCATCGAGTCATACATGGCGGGGGTGCAGTGGCGCATCGGTACGCCGCGTGTGGAACTCCGCACCGATGGGGGCCGCTAATGGCGCGTAATCTCACAGTCCCGCTGTTCCCCGTCCCCCCGGGAGTGTATTCCCGTCGCTATATGGCCGAAGTTACACGTGCGTTCTCGGTGTACACCACGCAGATGCAGAGTCCTGGCGCAGAACGTGTGACGACGTTATCTCTGTCGTCAAGCGGGCAACCGGGCGAGTCGGTGTTAGTTGTGTGGGACGACGTTACCAAAGAGCTGACACTGACGTACGGATCGACCACCCAGACTATAGCGGTGCTCGGTGGACCTGTGGTATCCGCGAGCTACACAGTGGCAACCCTGCCATCTGCAGCGACCGCGGGGTCCATGATATACGTTACTGATGAAACGGGCGGATCGACTCACGCATCGGCCGACGGAACCAACTGGCGCCGTATGAGCGATCGAGCGATTGTAGCCTAGATAATACGCACCGATACGTGTATCGTGGCGACAACAACATGAGTAGGAGTTTAGCCATGGGCAGACTAACACGCGCCGCGGAGGGGATCGAGTCCGTAGGACGAAACATCCGTGACAGCATATCCAGTGCGTTTTCTGGATCGCAGCGAAGCACCAACAACGTGAATACAGGACCGATGAGCAGCAGCCCGCGTCCGCAGGGTCGCCCGAGCGGCGGTATCAGCTCGCTGCACACTGGAAACAACTCGTCACGAAACAACTCCAGCAGAAACCGGTCGGGTAGTGGTGGGGGCAGTTCAACACCTGCAGAACCAGCTATGAGTGCTATGTCGTCAGCGGCAAACGCGGGGTCGTTTGTGCAACCGCTAAACCCCAACTACGACTCATCTGACCCGATGTCCGCTAAGTATGCGAGCCGCCCCTCATACGAGGAGTTGGTGGCATACCGCAATACGCCGTCAGAACACGTTAGCCGGGTACTGCCAGGGTCGAAGTTCGATAAGCCGGTAGCGATGGCCGAGGGCGGCGAAGTAGAGCCTAGCGCCAGCGGCAACGAAGTGGTGGACAGTGCGGTTATGGCCGTCACCGGTGCGCTAACTGGACAGGAAGCCGCCATCGCACTCGCTCTGTTTGTGGAGACTTACGGCAAGGACGAACTGCAGAAACTCGTAACTGCAGTGGGCTCGCGCGCTTCTGACGGCGAAGATCGTGACGACGGAGGCGAGGTCAAAGGACCGGGCACCGGCAAAAGCGATAGCGTCGACGCGAAGATGGGCAACAAACCGTACAAGCTGTCAAACGGCGAGTACATCTTGCCAGTTGAAGTCGTAGAGGGCTTGGGCGACGGAGATCACGATAAAGGCATCGCGACGCTGGACCGGCTTCGTGAGATGGCACAAGCAGGGCGGCCTCGTGAAAACGCCATGGACCCTAGCGCATGACCGAGCCGCGCATAACCCCAGTGCCGCCCGCGTTTGTGGATTGTGTGTGGGCGGAAGTAATGCCGTTCATAACCGAAGCGGTTCGTAAGTCCGCAGGGCGGTTCTCGGTAGAAAGTGTACGGGAGGACGCGCTACGTGGGTTTCACACGCTGTGGATCGCAGTGATGGACGAGAAGATCGTGCTCGTTATATCCACACGCGTTGTACAGTATCCCCTACGTCGAGGGCTTATTGTCGAGTGGGCGGGCGGCGGTAGACTCATGGACGTTATAGGTGCATACATGCACGAACTTCGCGCGTATGCTCGAGAGAATAAATGTGACCACATCGAAGGGTCTGGACGCCGTGGGTGGTCTAAAGCACTGGCGCTGCATGGATGGTCTATCGGGGACGTGTCCTACAAACTGGAGATAGAAGATGCCGGGTAACACGACGTACAACACAACATCGGACACGGAGAACAAACTGCCCGAATGGGCGGCGCCGTACTTTGAGCGCAACTTAGCGCAGGCCGAGGCCGCTTACGGCACGGAGTATCAGAAATACGACGGAGAACGCGTAGCGGGCCCTGGTGCTGATACGCTGGGGTCGCGCGATATGATCCGTGACATCGCAGGGCAGGGTATCTCCGGTATCGGCGAAGCTACAGACTTCGTGTCGCAAGGCATGGGAACTGCGGCTGACCTCGGTAATTACGACCCGTCACAGTTCTCGGACTTCGGGTTCGACCCAGCACGTCAGTTCAATGCGTCCGAAGCCCAGCAGTATATGTCACCGTATCAGCAAGAAGTAACGGACCGGAACAAGGATGCGGCGTATCGCGATTTCCAGATGATGCAGGGTGGCCGCGACGCCGCCGCCGTAAATGCAGGCGCGTTTGGCGGATCGCGACAAGGTGTTGTGCAGGGTATGGCCGAAGAAGATTTGATGCGGAACCTCGGAGACATCCAGGCGCAAGGATCGCAAGATGCGTTTGTAAATGCGCAGGGTATGTTCCAAGGCGACCGGGCCGCCCAGCTCGACACCGCACGGGCCATGGCCGGCGAGCAGGCACGTACGCAAACAGGTCGCGCTGCCGAAAATCAGTTCGGTGCGGGCCAAGGACTTGCCGCGCTGCAAACCGGAGCGCAGCTTGCGGGGGGTCTCACAGACCTCGGTCAGCTGGAGCGTCAGGGTCAAATCCAAAACGCGCAGCTTATGGACGGCGTCGGTGGCGCTATGACCGCAGAGCAGCAGGCGCTTAACGATCAACAGTATGCGGATTACGTCGAGCAACGCGACTTCACCAAGAACCAAGTCGGCGGCATGACCAATATCCTCAACGCCCAGCCTATCGCCCCCACGGGCACATCAAACACGGTCGGAACCACTCCTGGTCCTAGCGCGCTCCAGCAAGCTGCCGGTGCGGGTCTAAGCGCAGTTGGTCTATATAAGGCGTTCACGTAATGGCTATTAACATCTTCAAGATGCAGGACATGCTTAAAAACATGTCTAAAGACCAACTTCTCGCCGAGGCGCAGAACCCCACAGGGTCCGCGCCCGCGTTCATGGTGCACGCGCGGCTCGCCGAAGTCGGTGAGCAGGAGAAAGAAGCTATGCGCAGCGCAAGCGCGCAGGACACCAGCACTGTAGCGCAAGATGTCGTTCAGGGTGCGGGTGTTGGCGGTATCGGGGCTATGTCGCAGGCGTTAAACCCTCGCGCTCAAAACTCCGCTGACAACGGCTCGTTCGACCCTCGCACGGTGCAGGACAACACGGGCGGTCGACAAGAGCCGATCCGTATGGCCGAGGGCGGCGCGGTCAACGGCCGCAACGCGTTCCAAGGCGTCGATCAACTTGACGTTCCTGTTATGGAAACTATCGACGTGCGTATGCCAACTCCAACCATCGGGCTTGACTCGCTTGCGGCCCCGCAACGCCCTGCGGCACCACCGGCGTCGTCGCCACGCGGTCCTGGCCCAGCACGCGACAGCGGGGTTGCTCGCGGACTTGATGCTGCATTGAACGACCTCGCCACAGCAGGTACAAACCGTGCACCGCGCGGCACTATGCTTAACGGTGTCATGTACGAACTGCTTGATAACAACACAGTGCGCGAGTCTCGAAGTGGGCAGACAGCACCGCCAGACATTGCCAACGCCGTACGTGCACGCCTTCAACCGCCGGTCCAACTCTCTCCTGCTTTGGGGTCCGGGGTTAACCCGTCGTATGAGGAAGCCAGCGGAGGTCGGTTCCCAGCCGAGGACGCGCTCGCAGCTGACCGTGATGCTGCAGCTGCAGCGACAGCCGAAGCGAATATCATCCAACGCCCGCAGCAGCGCCCTGGTACAGGCGACATAAGTATGGCGGGTGCGTTCTCGCGCGGTATCGCTATGCAAGAGCCTTCTCCTGCGCGCAGCCCTGCGGACTTTAACGGCCTGCGTGAGCGTGCTGACTATGTAGGGGATAGCGCGCGCGATGCGTTAGCCGCAGGTCGCGGCGTAGTGAGTGACGGACGAGATAGCGTAGATGCGATGCGTACCCGCATAGACGGCGCAAAAGACAATATCCAAGGCGGTATCGCTAGCGTGCGCGGGCAGCTCTCCGATCGGTTCGATGCTATGCGCACGCCAGAACAGGACACCGGTCCCGCACCACGCGGAGCGTCTATACGCCGACAAAACCGCCCAGAGGTAATTGCGGGTCCGGGCCCGGATGCGGGCAACGGACCGCGCGGAGCGTCTATGCGCCGTCAAAACCGGGAATACGAACCACCGGTTGCCGGTGCGCCGAAAGACTACGGGTCTATGGACCTCACCCGGCTCGAGGCGGAGCGACGCGCCGCGGGAAGTGGCGGCCTTGGCGAGTTTGCGCTGAACGCAGCAGAGGGTTTTACAGGCGCATTTCGTGGTTTCGGTGCGCGTGTACAAGACAGTATCGGGGATACGGTATCGTCGCTTGGCGCCCCTGGGGTAGGTGCTTTTTTTAACAGAAATGCGGACGACCTCAACGCTGTAACCGACGAATACTCCCAAAACAGTGCCGGTCGGGACGCCGATCGACAGCGCGAAGTGGCCCAGCTAAACGCGGCGATCGCTGCGAACGGCGGCGCCCCGAGTTTACCTGATAATGCTAGTGTCGAACCGCTGGCTGACGGTACACTCCCCGGGGATTTGCTTCCGCCTGCGCCTGCGCCTACGTCTACGTCTACGTCTACGTCTACGCCTGCAGCCACACAGCCAGGCCCGAGTCGCACAGCAGTGCAGTCGGGCGGTAACGGCGGTGGCGGCATAGCGGGTATTGCTGCAAAAGCGGCGAACAGCTCGTCCAAGGAGATGTCCTCATACGACACGTTGCTCGCTGACGCGTTGACCGAGAACAAAGCCGACCAGAAACAAGCCAAGTGGCTTATGCTCGCCGAGATCGGTGCCGGTATGCTCGGGTCAACAAAGCCTGGTTTTGCAGGCACCGGAGATGCAGTGAGCGCGGGCCTTGGATCGTACAACGCTGCTAAAGACGCGCTCAAAGCCGAGGCTATGGGTATTGCAAGTATGGGTGAAGACCGACGCCGCTACGAGCAGAACCGTGAGGATCAGTTCACTATGGCAGCGATGCAGGCCGCTGCGGCTCGCAGTCGTGGCGCTGCGTCAGCGCGTCGTATCCCTATCGGGGCGCTGACGCCGCTAACAAACGCACTGGAGGAGGCACGTATGGTCGCCTTGAATGTTCCGCCGCCGCCAAAACGCGGTCGTGTGGGCACTATGCTAGGACTGGAGGCTCTGGACGATCCGTTTTACACCGATCGCCAGCGTGCAGATGACAACATCGCTATCCTTGAGTCCCAGATAAACCAAGTGTATAACAGCCAAGGTATCGCTACGCCCACTGCGGCTACGGGCCAAACCGATACCCGCCAAATTAACGCGTCCGATCAACAATAAAACGTACTGGAATTACCTATGGGCAATCTCTCTATTACGAGTAAAAGCACCGGCCAGACGTACGACGTGCTCATATCGGGCGACACACCTACACCCACAGAGACGGCGCGCGCCACGGCTATGATCCAGCAACGCGACGCTGTGATTGCGGCAGACTACGAAGCCGTGAACGGCCGCCCAATGCCGGTAGCGGACGGCACTGCACTGGGGCGCGGTATTGATCGTGGGAAGACAGCAGCGTTCAACTCTCTTGGTGTTGCGGCCGAGTCACTCGGGCAGGCCACAGGGATCGCAGGGCTCGCAGGGTTCGGTGCTGATATGCAGGGCGATGCGCGGGCAGAGCAGATACGTGAAAACGTAAACATGCCTGCACCTACGTCGTTTTCAGACGCAGAAGGCGTTGGCGGTTTCTTGACGGCCCTCGGAGAAACTGCAGGTCAGACCCTTCCTGAAATGGGCGCGACAATCGGCGCAACAGTCGGGGTTGGTCTTACAGCGGGGCCCGTTGCGGGGCTTGCCGCTGGGTGGGCCACAGCCGTACCTCTATTCACAGGGCGAAACGTAGAACGGCAACGCGCGGAAGTTGCCGCTGGCCGCCTCCCCGAAGTAGACCTATGGAAAGCCTTTATGACAGCTGGCGGACAGGCTGCATTAAACTCCATTGGCGACAAACTGCTGATCGGGCCGCTGGCGAAGTCAGGCAAGAACATATTTTCGCGTGTCGGTATCGGTGCGACGCAAGGTGCAGCCTCCGAAATACCGACGGAGGTAGGACAGCAAGTTCTTGAGCGTCTTCAAGCCGGTATGCCCCTCGACAACGACGAAGCAATCGCGGAGTACAAAGAAGCGGCAATCGGTGCAGGTTTCCTCGGTGCAGGTTTCGGTGGTGCCGGTGCGCCCATTCGCGGAGCAATCAACGACAAGATTGCGCGGGACGTCGCAGATGCACCCACAGCGGACTCAACCGCGGACCCTATGGCAGACGCTGCCGGCGACGCCATCACCACAACACCAGGCGAGCGGGCACCCATCACTGCCGAGATTATGGCCGAGGTCACGGGCGACATGCCCGACGTTGACATTGAGCCTACCGTTGACATTGAGCCTACCGTTGCAGCGCCTACCGCCACACTCGACACGCCCACTGCAGTGGTCAATACACCTCTCGCGGACGCTGCTGTCGACAGCAACGCATTGGCCGACAGTCTCGGCGTTCGCAAAGGCGCAAACGTGCGCAAAAAGATCGCCGCCATGACGCCGGGCGATCCTGCTATTTTAGATGCGCTTGAGGCGTATTCAGTGAACCCGCGCGTAGTGAAGGCAACACCGAAAGCAGCCACCGCCGTCAAGCAGTACGTGGATGCACAGCGCGCAGCGCCAACTGCTGACCTTGCCGCACCTGATGCGGCTGTAACCCCTCTTGAGGAGACCGGAGATGTCGGATCGCCTACCCCCGCACCTGCTGGAAACAGCCCTGATGCTAGTCAGCCGGATGCCGCTAACATCGACATCGCCGCGCCCGTCGCAAGTGCCCCCGTCACTCCTGCACGTAACGACGCCGCAGTGGGAGACCCTGCACGAGACGTACCACCTGCTGACATGGCAGCGAGAGCACTCGACACTTCACTAACACCGGAGCCCACGGCTATCCCTGATGCGGCGCCAGACGCAGCGACACCTGCGGTAAGCCAAGCGGGCGCTGCGGTGACTGTATCGCCCGCGAGGCCCGTTGCTGCACCAAAGTCAGTAGCCTCAACGCCGGAACTGGTGTCCGCTGTCGTCACGCCGGAACAGCGAAACGCTGCGCCAGGACTCGCTACAGGCGCAGCCCGACAATCAATCCCTGCTGGCGTTGCTGGTGCCCCCTCCGTGGTGCGTCCGCCCGAAACCACGCCCGCCCGACGCACTGGGTACACAGTGCAGTCGCAGGTCGAGTACGACACAGCGCGGCAAGAGGTACGCACCCGCTTCGACGAAACAGCGTCTCCGCAGCTAAAATCAGAAGAACGCCTGTACGCAGGTACGTACGGTGACGTGCCTGACGTTATGGTGGCAGGGGACTATCTTAGCATTACCGCACTGCTGCGCTCTACGGTATCGACACGCACCTCGATGGAGAAGGCGGCGTTTACGTTCTTCTCTAAAAACTCTGATCCGGTGAAAGCCCTTGCCGGTATCGGGTACGCGCTAGACCCGCGTGAGCCGGCTATCCGCCGTGCAAGTGTGGATGAACGCGTCGTGCCTGAATACTATCGCGGAACCGGTCGCACTGCAGGGGGGCTCGCCGCGAAGTGGGTCGATGCAAATCTAAGCCCAGACGCTACGGATTTCGTGCTGACCACGGCCGAGGAGATGTCAACGGAAGCGGCTATTGACGTACTCGACGCGTACGCGCAAAGCTCCGAAGCTGCGCGGATACAAGCCGAGAAGGCATCGCTACGCACGTTGTTGACGCAAGAAGCGATCACCAACAAAGATTTCGATGCACGCATCAGTGCCCTCGATGCGCAGGCGAAAGCGTTAAAGGCATTGCCTGTAGACTCCATGGCATCCATGCGTCGCGGTATAAATTCCCGTACGCACCCCACAGCCCTAAGTGCGTTGCGTCAAGGCGACCTTGTGGGCGCGCTAAATGCTATCGCCGCCACAACCACAGACCCCGTGATCCAGCGCCTCGCTACCGCGCTCGCACCATTCATGGGTGACGTGTCGGTATCAGTCGTGCCTGCACGCGACGCGCCGACAAACCCCGACGGGTCCGTTAACCCCCTGTGGATGAAATTCAACGACGGCACCGGAGAAGAAGCCAACGCAGTGTATTACACTGACGGGTCGATATTCTTCGCTGACCTGCCCGACGGCCTATCTGTGTCGACGATCATGCACGAAGTATTCCACGCCGCTACGGCTACGGAACTGCGTCGCCCGAACAGCATGTTCGCCAAGCAAATCACGTCTCTCCGCGAAGCGGTTAAAAAGCGCTTCGATGACGAGATGGCGGCCGGAGACCCCGCGGCGCGTTCTGACTACGATTACTTCACACTCAACAATGACGAGTTTGTGGCCAACGGCATGTCCAGCAAGTCATTTCAGGCCATGTTGGATCGGCTGACCGTGGGCGAGGGCACTGGCGGCGTATCGCTGTGGACCAAGTTCACCACCGCCATGCGCAACTTTGCTGGTCGTCTACTGGGTCGCACGTTGCGTCCTGTGCGGCGCGACGCACCGTCGGCGTACGACGTGCTGGACGCCCTGACTATGGAGTTGATTAAAACCCCTGGTGCAATCGTCACTGCGGACCCGGTATTCAGTGCAGCCCTGAACCCGGACACTGCAATGGCGTCGCTAAACAGCCTGTCCAAGCGCGTTGTGGATACCACAAAGGACACCGTCGATAACGTGTTCGAGGGCTGGTCTGCACTGGGCACGAGTGAGACGATGAAACGGTTTATCGCGAACGCTGCAATTCCACAGCGGAATATGGTTGACTACGCGAAGCGTCACTTCATGAGCACTGACCCCGATACGGGTGTGGTCACTGACTTGGCCATGGCCACGTACGATGTCACGTCCAAGCACAACGCCACGATTAAAAGCATCAACGATGTGGCCCGGGAGACAATCAACGCTGTAGCTGGATACCTGCGTAAACAGCCAAACGACGTGAACGCGTTTAATGACTGGGCGTTTCAAGGCAGTGAGTATGGCATTGACGTGCGTAATCCACGCGATCACTACGAGTTCCATACGTTGCAGTATTGGGATATGGGCCCGGACGGACGTCCTACAAAGATGAACGTGCAGGTGTTCAAAGGCGCTGACGCGACTAAAAAACGCACCGCTGCAATGAAGAAGCTAAACTCCGATCTGGCTGCCGACATCGCAGCGGGCCGCCCCGCAACTCGTGGCAACGCCGCGATGAAAAACACACCTGAAAAGGATGACGGCACGCTCGACAAGTTCGACGAGTTGAAGGCTATTCAGCAGCAGCTGGATGCAAACAGCAACGGCGAGGCGTCATTAGCCTATGGCCGTATGCTCGGTCTATACAAGAACCTGCACCGTGAGGCGGCACGCGTGTTTCGCGCCAAGATCGTCGCCATGCTCCCTGGTAATGAAGCCCTGCAGCGGGTGGTCTATGCCGACATCTTCGACAAGATGTTTACGACCAACCTGCTTGAGGCGTACATGCCGCTGACACGGTCTGGGAAGTATTGGTTGACGTATTCAATCCGAAACCAGGACTCCAAAGAGATCGAGACGTTTAAGCAGACGTTCCTCACAGACACAGAGCGTAAGCAAGAACTTGCAGCCCTTGAAGCGTTACCTGCGGAGCTAGACTTCTCGGATGCCAGCGAGTTCACGTCGTTCAAAGAATACCACCAGCGTGGAGCGCCCACAGCGTTTGTCGCAAAGACCGTGGAGAAGATCGACAAGTCGCTCGCCGATCGCACTAAGAAAGAGTACGACACTGTCCTGGCCGCGGAAATTGCACGTCTACAGCCCGACGTGGATGCGGGTAACATCGGTGCCGATTACGCGGCTGGTGTTGCCGCAGGCGTGGCGGAAAGTGCGTCGCTCGATTACAACGCCAAGTCCGCCGAGGAAGCCAAGACGCTAAAAGAAGACCTGATTAACATCGCCTTGGAGATGATGCCCGAGCGGTCGTTCATGCAGAGCTATAAGGCGCGTCAAGGAACAAAGGGTTACGAGGGTGGCCGCACGGCGCTTGGTAACAAGCTGGGTGCACGAGACGCGGTCAACATGATGATGCGCAAGAGTTCTACTATGGCACGGCAGCTTGCAGATGCAGAGTTCAGTGCCAAGGCCACGGAGTTAAAGGGCCGGATGACGCGTCATGCTAATGAGCGGTCGCCAAAGGTATCCGCAGCGGAAGACTCGAACATGCGCGTGTCGCTAGACGTCCTGACGCGGTCGATGGATAACATCGCTGTTCAGCGATCCGCCGGAGTGAAGGTGCTTAATACGTTCACGTACATGATGACACTGGGCTTCAACGCGTCGTCCGCCGCTATGAACATGATGGGGCTGCCTACAATCGTTCTAGGCACCCTGGGCGGCAAATACGGATACGCCGAGTCCGCAAAAGCGATTACGGGGGCTATGAAGACCTTGGGTAACTCCGGCCGCACCCGTGCAGCTACTCGTGTCGACGAAAACGGAAACCTTGAGGTGTTTGACCGGGACGTGGGGCGCTTCGATGTAACGATGGAGAACATCAAGTTCGCCGACTACGATGCGTCCGCGGCGTATAACTCAAGCACCAACAAAGCGGCGCGTCTTGGTGCGCTGGCGAAGGTGTTCGGGGAAAGAGGCCTGTTTGCTGACTCCGTCCACCACGATAACCTCGACGTGCAGGGTATGGCTACAGGCGGTGCGTGGCAGAAGTTCGTGGAGTTCGGTGCGTGGGGTATGCACAAGACAGAGATTATCGTACGCGAGTCCACGGCTATCGCTGCGTTCGAGCTTGAGCTGGACCGTATCGCCAAAGCCAACGGCAGCGACGTGTTAACCGATGCTGATCTGGAGGCGGCTGCCCTCGAAGCAGTGTACGTCACAGAGCTGACCAACGGCACAATCGCAGCGGCCTCACAGCCTAACTTCGCGCAGCACGGCATCATGCCGATGATGTATATGTTTAAGCGTTACCCGCTGGCGATCTTTAACCTGATGGGAACGCTTGCCCACCAGTCGTTCCCTGGCCACGCCAAGTTACTCGCCGAGTTCGGCAGCGTAGACGCACCCGAGTACATAGACGGTATGCAAGCGCGTAAAGTAGCGCGGCTGCAGCTTGCCGGTGTCGTCGGTAACGTAGGGTTGTGGGCCGGTGTTGCGGGTATGCCGCTGTACGGTGCGTTGACCAGCGCGCTTGACATGATCTTCAAAGACGAAGACGAACTCGACTCGGACACACTGTTCCGCATCGCTATCGGTGAGGGCGCATCGCGCGGCCTCGCAAACTACTTGTTCGGGGTGGAGGCATCCAGCCGTATCGGCCTCGCCAATATGTTCTACCGTGATCCGTTCCGGTCTGCAGATAACCCACCACTGTGGAACTTCCTTGAGGGTGCGGGGGGACCGGTCGTCGGCCTTACCAACTCCATCCTTACGCGCACTGGAGACCTGATATCCACCGGACAAACGGGACGCGCAATCGAGTCCATCTCGCCTGCCTCGCTTCGCAACGTGATGAAAGCCATGCGGTTTACGTCGGCCGGCGGCGCGGAGTCATCCCGCGGTGATATGATCGCCGATATCAGCGCGGGTCAGGTGCTTGGTCAGATGCTTGGCTTCTCGCCAGCGTCTTATATTCGTCAGACGCAGCTTAACGGCGCGCTCAAGACGATGGACATGGCGATATCGTCACAGCGTACAGCGGCCCTGCGTCGCCTTAACGTCGCCCAGCGCACGGGGAACGCGGCGGGTGTGTCTGATGCACGCGACATTATCGCCAACTTCAACGAGCGGAACCCAGACTACCGGATCGACGCTGATACCGAAGCGCGGTCCTCTAAAGCGTTCACGTCCACCACTGCACGTATGCAGCACGGTATACAGTACAACACGCGCACGGAGGCGCGTATGGCGCAGTGGCTCGCCTACTTTGAAGGCAACGGCCCCAAGCCCTCCATCTAAACGCAAAAGCCCCGCTTGGAGTTAACCAAGCGGGGCTGATGGAGGATGTCGCCTATGGACTAACCGACACGCGGTTCATATCACGACTTGCGCCAGAACCGAATACCAAAAACACCATCTTCGATAACAACTTTATGTATCAGCGATATGTTTTTGTAGAACGCGACCTCGTTTATCTGCTTGATCGCGCGGTTTATGGCAATGCACGGCACGAATAAGGACATTCCAACGTCCCAAACGTCCCATGCAATACACACTCGCACCCCGTCAGGGTACAGGTCGTCTTCACGTACTATGCGTTTTGACATCACTAAGGTCCATGGCGATAGACAGGACAGTCGTGGCGGGTAGCTTTAGGTGCGTGCCCTTACCCATACACTTCTGCAACTTAGCCACCTCATAGTGCGCCGCAAGACCCTCGACCATAGCACCGTAATTCAGCTGCGCTTTTGCGCACCACGCCTTCAACGGTTTCTGCAGTAGGAACAGGCGCCCTAAGTCAGTCTCGTATCGCGCAACCAACTTACCGTGCGGCACCGCTTCGGGGACGATCAATTCATCGACGCCTGGCTGGGCCGGGCCGCGCAAGTCTTGCGTGCTCTTGATGCGCAAGATGTTGTTCCAGTGATCGGCGATATACTCGTTGAGTACGTCGTCCCATGTCTTCGCATTATCCTCGGTATACGACGCGTCGTCGGTCAGGAGACGAACCACGTACTTGAACAGGCGAGCCGTGTCGTAATTAACCAACCCCAATTCCTTGGCGATGGTGATACCGGTCAGCGCACACGCAAACCCCGCCGACTTAAACCGGTGAGGTGCGCTTAATCCTGCTGCCGCGTCGAGTTTCTGCTGCACGGCATCGAACAGGGTGCGCACCCGGTCGAGGTTAGACATCACGTAGCGCATGTATACGTCACCGGCCACGCCGTAGTGCTTTTCCTTGATATCCTTAGCGAACTTGTCGGTGTCAGCCTTGGCACCTGCACTGACGTAATCCTTGAGACGCACCTCGAACACACGTTCTTTCTCCGCGCGGCAGTCTGCCTTTATTGACTCGATACGCGCGTGCCAGCTCATGTTACCGGAACTCACCACGAGACAGGCCCACGCTGCACCGCGTGTTCGTTCTCTGTTAGAGCCGCCAGTCATGCGGTTCTTTTGGCGGCCACCGGACACAGCGTATGCCAAGTCACTAAGCGCATGTGGATCGGTGTTTGTCATCTCGTCGAACATAGCGAACACATTCTTGTACACCTCAAGCCGGTTCAGCTTGGCGTTCGCAGTGTCTTTGTTGTCCATCGCAAGTTCTTCGGGGTCGCCCCATATGGACATAGCTGCAAGCTGCACGGTTGTTTTACCGTACCCAGTGGCCCCATCGAGGTGCATCACAAACCCGTTGACCGCGGATAACGCCATAAGCGGCGACCCGAAACCGAACGCCATAACCAGCTGATACAGCTCCATACCTTCTTGGTTATAAATATCCATGGAGTTGCACCAATCTGCAGTCGTGCCGCGCATCTCGAACGCAGGTATAAGCTGCGCGGTCGATGGTGTCGGCGGATTGTATGCGACCTTGCCTGGAAGGTATTCGCGATCCCCCAGCAAGAACGACTCCATATTGTCCGTCCATCCGAATTGACGGTGGGCTTTGTCCGCAGCCGCTTTGGCCTGCAGTTCGTTAATCCAATCTACCATGTAATCTCCAATCTTATCCCATCCTTTGATGTTCTTTGCGGTGATGCCTTGGGACGATAGGCGCTTCCGCAAATCCTGGCCTGACGCAACCTGCCACTGCGGCACGGTAAATTCCCGCACCCCGTCATTCGGGAGGTGCAGTCGTATAACCACAGAGTCCCCGTCGTCGGGGTCATAGATACGTCGAGTGGCGTACAGGTCATGGTGATACACGAAATCCTGCACGTCTTCGCCGTCGTCGTCTTGCGTGATCTTATATACCCCGCCAGCAGCGCCTCGTAGATACGGCGCCGGTGGCTTCGGTATGATGTATTCTTGCTGCGTACCGCCACTGCGTGCGTTCGGCTCGTTGGCTAAGACCTTTATCTCCTCGACGCCGCCTTCAACTGCAGGTGCGAAGTTCGTAGATTTAAGCTCTTTACCTATGGTTATTGGCGACTTGATCTTACCATATAACGGGCAGTCTACGCACAGGCCGGGGTTATAGTCGTCGAAGCGCTCGCACAGGTACGGTCCTTTGATGCGCCCTGCCTTGTACGTGGTGTCTTCTTCGTCATATCCGGGGTGCCCTTTAGACAGTTTGTGTATCGCTGTGGCCTCGTCAACGCAGTGTGCGGCGACGGATAGCGCGGCACGCCACTGTGGTTCGTCCAAGTCCTCGGGGTTTAGCAGGGCGTGCTTGATGTGCGCGCACCCGCGATCCTGCAATGACTTCTTAGCGATCGTACCGAACCGGCTCGTGCTGTTCTGGATAAGAATATCACCCACGCCCGCCATACCTTCCGGCAGGGCCAAGCCGTGAAACGCTGCCGGCAACATCACTGCCGCGGACGCGCCAAGCAATTCGGCGATATCACCTAGCGAAACATGCGCGGGGGTATCTACGCCCACAATGGCAACAGGGCGAGGTTCATCCTGCTTGTGGTTGTGTGTGCCAGGGACGCGCAGTATTCGCGCCGCGTCGGCCGTGATCGTCGGGTCCGCCTTGAAGCCGTGCTGCTTGCACAGCTCCTTTAGGCGGGTTGCAACGGGCAGCCATTCAGCCAACGTAGCCGGTTTGTCGAGGCTCCAGTATACGTGCACGCCTCCGCCGCTGTCGATCATGATGGGGCGCGGCATACCGAGGCGTCTACAGAAGTCACGAAGTTTTGCTGTCGCGTCGGACTTACTGTCAAATTTAAGGGGGTCGTCTAGGTCAACGTCGAGATCAAGGAACAAAGAGCGCATCTGTGACACGCACTCCACGGTGCGCATTTTCTTGCCCTTGTCGTTCTCCTCACCGGTGAACGTGCCCAATGCGAAGTAGGTGTCGTATCCTTTGTCGTCAAGCGACTCGGCTTTCGTAACCAACTCCGTGATGTCTGTGTAGAATAACTGTACCCGGCTAGATGTGTCTTTTTTAGCTGCGAATAGGCAGTAGTGGCCTGTGTCCCCGAGGGACCGGCGCATAAAATCAGTGGTGTTCATAAGGCCTGCTTCCTCTAAAGGGATATACGGGGCTGCGCTTCCACACAGCCCCGAATGGTCGGGGGGTATTTAGTCCCAACCAGACAGCGCCTCCTGCACGGCGGCGTCAGCTTTAACGGTGGGCTTCTTCTTGGACACCTTCTTCGGCTCGTCTACAGTTTCACCGTCGTCTACGTCAGACGCGCTGTCACTTTCTGCGGCCTTTGCCCTGGCTTTTGCCTTGGCGCGTGCAGCTGCGGCGGCTTCTTCTTCGGCTTCTTCTTCGGCTTCGGCCTTGGCACGGGCCTTGGCACGGGCTTCTTTGCGCGCTTTAGCTGCTGCCGCTTCGGCTTCGTCGTCGTCTTCATCATCCGACGGCTTCGCTTTTGGCTCGGGCTTCGGCTCTGTCTTCGCTTTCGACTCGGGCTTCTTACCGTCTTCGCCGTCGTCTTTCTTATACACAGTCAGCGTCGCTGCTGTCTCGGCAGCTTCGGTGCCATACGCTTCCACTGCAAGGGCCAATTCTTCCTCGTCTAAGGGACGCGCTGGCTTGAAGTACAGCTTCGGTGTCTCGCTGTCTTCATCAAACGACATCGTCGTTACGAGCGCCGCCATGGCCAGACCGTTAGCCTTGAGGTAACGTGCATACGCCTGGATAGGCATAGACGACCCCTTGGCCTCGCCAAAGATACTCGTCGCCGGTATCTGGAATTGGTACACATTCTCAAAGTCACCTGCCAGGCAGATAGCTGTACGGATGGAGTACCGGCACGCGCGGGAGTCGCCCTGCCCAGAACCTTTGATGTTCATCTTACAGTCGCGGCACGCGCTCGCTTGACGCGTCTCTGCTGGCACGTCTGCGGACGGGGTCTCTTGGTTCGTAGACCAGCACGCAGGTGCTTCGGATTTGTCAGCGTCGTATGTACCCTCGAAGTACGTGCGGTTGATGCCCGAGATACGCAGGATAACTACGTCCATTGAACCGGACGAATTAACGCGGATTTGCTCGCCGCCGACGATCTCACGGAAGCGACCCCCGCGAATACTGATGCGTCGCGTGGTGCCGCCGGTGCTGGCTAGGTTATCTGTCTCGGCCATCATCTTTGCGAACATGTCGTTGTTCGACAGTGCGGTCGTCTTAAATGCGGTCAGGTCTGTTGCGTCACTCATTTTCGGTGTCCTTATGCTTATCAGCAGTGTTTGCAGCGGTGAGAACCGCCTGGATTGCCTTGAGATCGAAACGATACACGGCGTCTACATGAATGTATGTAGCCGGTGGTATCTTACCGCTGCGCACCCACTTACGCGCCGTGGATACGGACACGCTAAAGTGAGCAGCTAATTCTTTGATGGTGGAGGTCGCCTGAATATCCATCACTTGCCCCTTACAGTTACGACGTACTCGTTGTCGACCTTTAAGCCAGTCGGGAATACATCTGGGTTTTCTTCGAGGAACGACTTCACTGCACCTTGAGCAAGGCGCTTCTCGAAGAAGTCGAAGGTTTCGTTTTGTTGAATGAACTCATGCATGGCGGCCCAATCGCTGGCCCAATACCGCGTCTTCACGCTGCGGTAGAACATGCCCGATGCGGTGCGCACGCTTTCGACGCCGGACTTATCGCAGTAATCCAAGAGTTGACGTTTAATCACATCCATCCTAGATACGATTTCCGCGTCTGCGACCTTGTACGCGCTGGCGGCGGCGGCTTTCTCGTCGCGAAGCGTGATAAACGCTGCGGTGAGGTCATTCAATGATGTTGTGTCTGGGGTGTCCATAGTAGTCTCCTGTTGCTGTACGTTGTATATAATGGTGTATCGTTACCTAGTCAAGCATTTGTTTGTATAAATTAACAACCTCCATGTGAACGACTTCACGCGCAGTCAGCGCCGCGTATAACCGCTTCTCTGCGGCGGACGCACTGAGCTGCACTACGGTGCACTTATTCACCTGACCTGCGCGGTGGACCCGTGCGTTGGCCTGTGCGAATGTTTCAAGCGACGCTGTTGGGGCCCACCACACAACCGTATTTGCAGCGGTCAGCGTGACACCATGCGCGGCGGCTTGTGGTTGGATTACCAGCACCCGGGGGTCCGGTGTCTCCTGGAACCGCTTAAATATATCGGTGCGCGCCCCTGCGGACACGTCTCCCGAAATGACCTCCGTGGATATACCGTCGTCGCGAAGCCGCTCGGATATCATCTTGATTGTGCTTTTGAACGGCACGAATACCAGCGTCTTGTGGCTACTCTCGTCGATTACTTCGCGCAAGACGTTGTACCGATTGCTGATGTCAAACTCAATCGTGTCGTTGTCGTCCGTGTACACGGCCCCCGCCGAAATCTGCAGGAGTTTGTTCATCATGATCGCTGCGTTGACAGCGGATACTTCTTCCCCCGCCGCCTCCATAACCAGCTGGCTACGCAGTTTGTTGTAATACAGCGTTTGCATCTTCGTCATGTCCACGTGGCGCTTCATATACACCATGTCTGGCAGGTCGAGGCATTGGTCCTTAGTGAACCGGATAGCAGGCTGCAGCGCTTGGTGCACTGTGGCCACGGCTGTATCCTTGGGCTGCCATTTGAACTTGGTGATCTGCTGCATAACGACGTCGCGGAACATGGCGCCAGTGCGCGGAACGCCCTCGGGGTTGACCAGCTTGGCGATACCGTAGGCGTCGATCGGCGACTGCGCCGCTGGCGTACCCGTCATCATCCACAGCCATGTTTTCGGCGTCACGAGCCGGTTGAGGCACTTCCACCGCGCGGTCTGTGGGTTCTTGTAGCTGTTAGCTTCGTCAACGATCACGAGGTCGAACCCACCGTCCGCAATCTCTTTCTCCACAATGGCGATACCGTCGTAGTTGATGATAACGAACTCGGCATCCCCCGACACGATCTTACGGCGCTTGGGTGCGGCACCATAGGCGATGTCCACGCGGCGATGCATTGCAAAACTAAACAGGTCCGCACGCCATGCGGAGTCCATGATGGATAGCGGGCACACGATCAGCACGCGGCGGATCACACCCTGCGTCATAAGGTAGTCTGCAGCCCAGATCGCGCTGGCAGTTTTACCAGTTCCCATCTCGCTAAAGCAGAACGCTTTTTGGTTCATGACAAAGAACGAGGCGGTGGTCTTCTGGTGGTCGAACGGCGTGTACCGCCCAGTCCACTTGTATCGGTTTGCAATCGGAGACGGTGGGTTGAAGCCTAAGTCTCGCAGGGCGTGCGCTTCGGTAACTCCCCAGCTTACCAACACACTGCCGTCGCCCATGTCTTTGCTTTTGGGGATGCATGTCGTGATCTGTAGAGGTGTATCTGTAGTGACGCGAAGCGCCTTATTGTCAACTATGTCCATAGACGTATTCCTATATATTAACGATGTTTTATGTAGTCTCTGCCGGTCCGTGCTTGGACCGTACGAACCTGCAGTCGGGGTTTGCCTTCGCCCAGATCGTCAGGCTGGATCGCGACACGCCGCGGGCCCGAGCGGCTTCGGACTTGGTCATGCCCTTGGCGGCACATTTACGGTAGAACGCGCTTTCGCCCGACTTGGGATACAACCCACACTCCGCTGCCTTTATCCCGAGGAACACGCAGTCAAGTCGAACCGTGCTGTTGGATACGCGGAGTTCGTACACCACGTCAGCTACTGATTTCCCTGCCAGTATAAGCGCGCCCACCTTCTCACGGCGCTGACACGCTTGCAGTGAAGGTGCTTTTTTGGCGGCGGCGAACTTCACTACCTCCACCTCCGCCGCCTTGGCGGTCACAGCGGCCGCTTTGTTTCGTGCATATGACTTCCGTGCCTCAAGGCTGGCAACGGTCGCTTCATGGCTGCTGTAATCAATCGGCGGCAGTTCGCTGAACGGGAATACGTTCACGCTGGTACGAGTCATGAATGTCTGCATATTTTTACTCCGGTAGGGGATTACTTCTTTTTCTTCGGCGGCTTGCTGGATGCCCCGCCGCGCGCACGGTTAGAACTCGGCGACTCCAAACGTGTCCCGTCGGAGTTCTTGCCACCGTCCTTCAACGCTTTGCGGTGGCTTATGTCTTTTCCGGCCCGTGCCTCTTTGCCGTTCTTCTTGTCGAACGCGGCCCGTGCACGTTGTCGTTCGAGGCGGTTCGAGTCCTCTCCCCGTGCTTTTTGCTGGGCGTATTCTTTTTTGTAGGGGCGTGGCTTGTTTACGTACGGCATTGGATTTCCTAACTGTTGGCTCCGTTATGCGCACACGTTACCACGGGGCAGTGCGCTCGGCATAGTCCTGACGGCTTGGGGTTCCACACGTCGTTCGTGGCGGCGTCCTGCAGTGCGTTGACCCGCCGTATCCACTTGGCCCACTGCTTTTCGTCGTCGCGGGTATACGCCGCCGGTATCAGCTTGCCGGCAATCACGTATAGAAGTGCGGCGCGTACCCCCGTGACCAGTGGATAATGTTTGAACACAGTCAGGGCCATAAGCTCTAACTGATCGGGGTCCGCGTACTTCGCAGACTTCCCCGTCTTGTAATCCACGACACGCGCTTCGCCGCCGTCGATACTTAGGTAATCGACGATCCCACGAAACCACACGTCCTTCGCGAAGAAACCGCAGGGCTGCAGGTCGATGGTCAACCCCATCTTTAGTTCGAGGTGCTTGACCCCCTCGCGCTCTGCCAAGTTGTCAAGCATACCCTGTGTAAACGCGAACTGTTCTGGCACAGGCGTACCGTCACGCACGAAGTCCTCCGCCGCTTTGTGAAACTCATTGCCGTACTTCACGGCTGGCGTCTGCACGAACGGGTATTCCTTGAGGATTTTCTCGTGATAGAATTGCTTGGGGCACGTCTCGAACGACGTGATGCTGCTGTATGACCATGCGATAGGTTTCTTCATTTGGGGGGCTCCGTAGGTGTTTTCAAAAAGAACGATCTTTACTTGACCGACGCTTGGGTTGTTCAAACTTGACGTTACCTGTAACATCCAGCCAGTCGATTGTTGAGTTCACAAGAACGTCCTGCATTTCCTGCGTCATCCTACCGCCCGCTGCAACGTATTGCCGAGCGGCTTGCGCCACCACTTCTGCCCGTCGGTAGCTTTCCATTTTGCGTTTAGACAGCGTGTATTCCGGCATTAAATCAGGTTCCTATTTAGGTTGCGAGTTGCCGCATCCGTGGCAGTATATTTTATTATGCCGTACGACCGCTGTTTTATGCGACGCGAACTTACCGCATCCGTGGCAGCTGATAGAAAGCAGTACGGGGGGTTTCCCCTCACTTTCTACCGGCGCTATATCGAAGTCCATATCACTCTCCATATCGTTTCCCTACGTCGGACTCGCACGCAACGGGCAGGCCTGCGGCCCAGTCCGGTGTCACACTCATGCACGCTTCGATGTATGTTCTGGCGTCATCTACTTCCTCGTCCCGCACGCAACACACGACCGAGTCATGAACTGTTAGGGCAGGGCGATAACGCTTGTTAATTAGTATCATCTGATCCCCGATGACGCAACGTGCAATCGCCTGACACACGTTCTCGACTACGGCGCCCCCATATACATACTTCCAACCGTTGCGCACCTTGTAGCTGTAGTCGTACCCCATATCGCTTTTCTCGGCCCGGAGGTCGCGGTATCGTAGGTATAGCCCAGACGGCAAAAGGATACCTTCTTCGTCCGGGTCCACTTCCAGAACACCCCGTTTACCGAAGTTGTACGCGTCGCCCCGCTGCAGGTATTTGAGCATATTCCCTGCATCCTTCCACAGCTGGCTTATGTGGTGGTTGCTGCTGCGGTAAACGTCGATGATGCGCTTCGCCTCGTGCTCGGTCACTTCGACACCGGCTTGCATCTTCAAGAATAGCTGTAACTTCAAGTGACCGACGCCGTATCCTGCACCTAGAATAACGGTCTTTCCCACTGCGCGTTCCTCGTACGTTACGTCAGCAACGTCCTTGCCGTAGATTAGCGCGGCCATGATCTTATACACGTCCTCTTTGTTTAGGAACGCAGCCACAACATTATCCTGGCCGGCCAGCCACGCCAGCACGCGCGCTTCGATCTGCGACGAGTCGGCGTCGATAAGGGTGTAGCCCGTAGGCGCCACAATGGACTTCTTTATCTGTTTGGCGTTCGCGCCGCGCGATGGTAGATTTTGGAGGTTAATTTTGTCTGAGTTGTGCACTAACTTTCCGTTGGCGGCGAACCGACTACGGGGGCCGCAATTCTGTATGTCATAAACTGGAACGCGCATATTTCTGTCTCCCTATGATGTCGGCATCCGTATGCCCTTGCTTTATCCACTGCCGTAGCGTCTCGTACGTTAAGTCGGGGCGAATTTCTTGCAGTGCGCGTATCCGCTCCCCTACAACACCGCGCTTGTACGCGCGCTTGTTCTGCGCCTGCTCAGACCTCGTGGCCCACCGTAAGTTACCTGCTTCGTAGTGTCGGTTATTATCTACCCTGTCGATGCTGTGACCCGGCGACGGCCGCATCCCGAGGTTATATAGTACCCACTCCGCAGCGGCGTGTGGCGACGGGAAGTCAAACTGTATACCTCGCCCTCCATAGCTCGGATAAGCGACGTCGTTGGCGTTGGTACACCGCTGCTTGGCGCTGGACATTACGTTCATAACCGCCCGCGCACCGGGGCCGTATGCCCGCACCAACGGATGGGGCGTAGCTTTAGCCTTGACTGATGCAGCGGTTGACGCGGCTGTTGCCTGCGCGAGCCGCTGCGTCGCTGGGATGCGGGACATCTTAGCGCGGGTGGCGCACGCTTTGCATTGCCGTGTGCCACCCGCTAGTACGTCACTTACGCGTACGTGGGTCTCTGTGCCGCACCTGCACCGCACGCGTATCTTAGATTTTGTCGCCACGCCGCCGCTGCACACCCGCGTCCATAGCGTCATTGTCAGGGCAGACGCTAGGCGTGATCCGGTGAGCTCCCTGCATCGCGTCTCGTAGGCTGATCTCTCCGGCGTCGGTAAATACGACATGGTCTTCGGTCCCTGTAACTCCGTCCCACTCTATAACTTCAGAGTAGCCGCTGAACACGACACCCTCGTGCCGTACGAACTCTATTCCATCCCAGACAAGATCGTCAGGAAGAACGTCCGTTATAGCCTTGTCTATTACGGCGTCCGAAATGTCAAGTACCGTTATCGACGTATCGGCCGTTAGACATCCCCCCCAGCGACCTGTGTGGGCCGCATAGTAACGGATCGGCACCGGCAGTGATCCACGCGATGCGATCCCGATAAACCGCTGCGTACGTGTTTCCTCCAGCGTGGATTTAACCCCCATACGCGCGGACACGAGTGCCTGCACTGCGGTGTCGTCGTGATCCAGCAACGCCTTGAACTCCTCGTCACCCTTCGCAAAAGCGTATGTCTCTTTACCGGTAGATGGGCTGATCTTTAACGGGCACACGACACCTAACGCTTCGAGCATGGTGGCGAACTTCGGGTTGCTCATTAGCTGTTTCTTGGCTGCTACGTTTATAGCGGAGTCTA